AAATCTTGTTTCATCTTGTAACCCCTTGTTTGGTTTAAGTGTTTGCTTTCTGGTGTAATCATATCAAAATACTTAATATAAAAACAATATTTATTTGTTATTTGTGAAAATAATTCGCCCTTTTTGTATATATATTGCGCCTGATATATTGGTTTATTCATCTATAAAAAGGGGAGGCGGTTTAGTTATTGGTTGATTGAGTGATTGATTGATTGTTGTAACGTCGTTCGCATAAACAAAAGCCCAAACGAAACGCGCACCATATCATCGCCATCTGTAACAATATCAACGAACTACCTGGTATCAACTTGCATGGATCTATCACAAATTGATAGCGATGCGCCGGTTGCATGTCCGATCACTAGGCAAGGCCAATGCGACCCCATTGGATCGACCCCCCCCATGTCCCCCCACGACCTGACGGGTGGGCGCGCTATACCCAAAAATTACGGGGCCATTTTTAAGCCCTATTACATTGAGAAGAGATTTAGGGTATATTCGGCCAATCTATACAGTGGTGCGCTAAACGCGCTTAGAACGCAATTGAGAGGCTTATACGATGACTAAGAAAGACAACAGAGGTAAAGGCGGTGGCAATCCAGATAAAGCTCTGATTGTATGGGGTTACGATGAGATTGCTGAGTATCGAGACCTTGCTTCTGTGCTGACTAAATCGCAGTTAGCGGGTTACTTTGGTATAACAGAAAAGACGTTGTTTAATATTGAGAAAAGACAGCCTGAAGTTAGAGAGGCTTACGAATATGGCCGAGCTACGAAAATAGCGGCTATGGGTAATAACTTAGTTAAGCTGGCTTTAGACGGTAACGTGACAGCGAACATCTTTTACTTGAAGACTCAAGCGGGATGGAAGGAAGAACAAGCTGAAGTCTCTGCACAGCCAATTAGCATCAATATTATCAAACCTGAATGAGTACAATTTCTCCGACAGGGCCACAGTTTGCGTATATGACCACTAAGGCCAAATATCCGGCTTTGGTGGCTGGGTTTGGAGCGGGTAAGACAGAAGCTGCTATTAAACGGGCTATTGTAGGCAAGATACAGAACCCTAAGACAGATAGAGGGTTCTACGCGCCTACTTACGACCTTATCCGCATGATTGCCTTTCCTCGATTTGAGGCGGCCCTGGAAGAACTTGGAATCGGATATAGATTATATAAGACCCCGCTAAATTACATTGAAATAACGGGTTATGGGCGTATTTACTTTCGATCGATGGACGCCCCACATAGAATTATCGGATATGAACACGCTGACGCTGACGTAGACGAATTGGACACGATGAAGCCTGAAGATGCGGCTTATGCCTGGCGGCAGATCGTAGCCAGAAACCGACAAGTGAAAGAGAATGGCGAGCCAAATACGGTAGGGGTCACCACCACCCCAGAAGGCTTTAGATTTGTGTACGATACATGGGTAAAAGACCCGAAGCCTGGATATGAGATCATTCAAGCGCCTACGTCTAGTAACCCACACTTACCAGAAGCCTATGTACAGAGTTTAATAGATATATACCCGGCTAACTTATTAGCAGCGTACCTTGAAGGCAAGTTCGTCAATTTGCACTCTGGGACGGTATATAATAACTATGATAGAATTGCACATAGATCAACAATGACGGCAGATGACAGTAATCTGTTAAGAATAGGCATGGACTTTAACGTCACAAACATGTCTGCTGTTATTTATATCTGCCACGGCGATCAGTGGCACGCAGTAAACGAATTGAAGGGTATTTATGATACCCCAGCGATGATTAGGACGATTCAATCACATTATCCTAATCACACAATTAGAATCTACCCTGATGCCAGTGGCCGGAGTAGGAAAACGGTGGATGCGTCCATTTCTGATATATCGTTATTAGAAGGGGCGGGTTTTGCCGTGTATGCGAATAGAGCTAACCCTTTTGTGAAGGATAGGATACTTGCAGCGAATACAGCTTTTGATAAAGGAAGGTTATTTGTGAACGATACCCTGTGTCCAGAGTACGCTCGCTGCTTAGAGCAGCTTGCTTATGATGACAATGGATCGCCAGACAAGAAATCTAACCTTGATCACTTACCTGATGCGGGAACTTATCCGATAGCCTTTGAAATTCCAGTAGTTAAGCCTGTGGCAGACCTACGAGTACGTTTTGCGAGATAAAATATGCCAGTAGATAGCAGACACCCCCAGTACGACAAGTATTTAAACCGATGGAAGATGGTTCGTGATTGTGACGAAGGTGCTTCCGCGATTAAGTCAAGAGCCAAAGGTGCAGAGGGTGCGCTTGGGGGTTTAGCTGGTACAGCTTACCTACCACCCCCAAATGCTACCGATGGATCGACTGATAACAAGCTCCGATACAAGGCTTATGTCGAACGAGCCAATTTCGTGAACTTTACGGCTCATACAAAGGAAGGAATGCTCGGAATGGTGTTCCGCAAGCCGTCCACTATCGTTGTTGACCCTGCGATTGAATATATGATCGAAAATGCCAACGGTGACGGCCTTTCCCTAGATCAAATGATCAAAGATGCAGCTAGTGAAGCGCTCATGATCGGTCGATACGGACTTTTAGTGGACTACCCATCAGCCCCAGAAGGATTGACGAATTACGAAGTCAGCTCGCTTAATTTGCGGGCCAATATCCTCCCTTACCCGGCAGAATCTGTTATTAACTGGCGAACTACGACTATGGGCGGCCTAAAGAAGCTATCCCTGGTCGTATTGCAAGAGCCTACCCTGAAAGAGTCTGATGATGGCTTTGATTACGAAGAATGCATGTATCACCGTGTCCTTCTGTTAAAGAATGGCGTATATGTACAAAATTTGTACAACGAAGACGGTGATATTGTCGAATACGGTAATGGTGAGGTAGATATCTATCCTCGCAAGTCTGACGGCTCGCTCTGGACTGAAATTCCGTTCGCGTTTATCGGTTCTGTCAATAATGACGAGACTATTGATAAAGCGCCTCTATATGACATCGCTGAGATCAATATTTCTCACTACCGCAACTCTGCTGACTACGAAGAATCATCTTTCTTGGTTGGTCAGCCTACTCCAGCGTTTTCCGGCCTTACTCAGTCATGGGTAGACCAGAATATGTCGGGAGGTATCTCATTTGGCTCACGATCTGCCATTCTGTTACCGGAAGGCGGTGGCGCTCAACTCCTCCAGGCAAATGAGAACCAAATGCCGCTGAAAGGGATGGAGATGAAAGAAATGCAGATGGTTAAGATCGGAACCCGGATCATTCAAGACGGTGGAGGCAGGGAGACTGCCGAAGCTGCCAAGATTAGATTCGCCGGGCATAACAGTAAGCTGGGCGCTATCATCATTAACGTCCAAGAGTCTTTCGAGAAATGCCTAAAGTGGGCAATGCTGTTTATGGGCGGTACTGTTGACCCTGAAATAGAAATTAACAAAGAGTTCTACGACTCTACTGTTGACCCCAACCTGCTTATGGCAAATATCCAGCTTATGGATCGTGGTGTCATCGCTAAATCAGATATTAGACACTTGATGCGTAAAGCAAGCCTTCTTGAGCATGACAGAACTGATGAAGTGCTGGACGATGAGATAGAGTCTGACGATGTGCTTGAAATGGACGTAGGAACTCTATCTATTGCCCCACCAAGCGTAAAAGAGGTGAGTGATGAAGAAGAAGAAATCTAAGCCGTACGGTAAATAATGACTACTGATCAATATTTGATAGATGCTGCGACTAGGCGGCAGGTATTCCTTCAGCGTTACGGTAATGGCAGGTCGAAAGAGGCTGTCAAGATATTAAACCGTCTTCGTCAAAGGATTAATGCTCGCCTAAGTCAAGAGCCGAATAACTTTGCGGCACGAAGGCTGAAAGATGTTCTTCAGGACATTGACGCATTTAGCGAATTGACATTTCGAGAGATCAGACTGCTTATTGAGTTTGATGCTCAGGAAATAGCCCTGAGTGAAGCGTCATTTACAAATAGCTTGCTAATTAAAGCATCTGCTTTGCCATTTATCCTGCCGACAGAGCAAGAAATTAAAATTGCCGTAATGGGTAGTGCTATGGCGGTCAGTGGTGGTGTTATTATCTCGGATGCGCTGAATACATTTGCTATTAAAAAGACTGATCAAATCAAACAAGCGATTATTGACGGTGCAGGAGCTGGAGCAGCGACTTTTTCCATCATGAAATTAGTTGACAGTATTATACGCACTATCATGTCTCGTCAGATCAATTCACTTATATCTACCATCATCAATCATGCTGCTGCCATGGGTAGAGCAAACGTGTACGGGAAAAACAATAACTTAGTTGGTAAGTACCGATGGGTTTCTACTTTAGATGGAAGAACAACATTACTTTGTATGAGTAGAGATCAAAAAGAGTACTTGGTAGGCTCTGGCCCGATGCCGCCAGCACATTACGGGTGTAGATCAACAACTATTCCTGATATTATCGCGGAAAATAGTAGTATTTACCGAAAAGCAAAAGGTTCAGAGGGAACAGAGTACGTTCCAATAAAAAAGAGCTACGGCGAATGGCTCAAGACTCAAAATAAAGAATTTATAGATGAGGCGTTAGGAATTGAGCGTTCTCGTCTATTTAGAGCTGGCAAACTTGGTATTGATAAGTTTGTTGACCCAACCGGAAGGGTTTACACCCTTTCTGAACTAGAGAGTATGAATCAAATTGTATTCTCTGACTTA